GTTAGAGATGTCTGAGTTTGTACTACCTAAATTAAATAGAACAGAACTCACCGGTAATAACGGAGATGATCTCTTTAAGAACTTAAAGTTTGAATTCGGACCGTCAGTCAAAGATCGCATGGACAGTCTCGATGCAATTGAAGACATAGAGATAGATGACTAAGACCGCAATCGGATTTTCACCACATCAAGGTCAGACTCGAGTTATAGATGCTGTAGTAGGTACACCTCAAAAGTACATTACTGTGGTTAGTCCGCGTCAGCAGGGTAAGTCATTGCTCTTGGTTAATCTGTTATTATACTATGGAATAAATGTCAAAGGCAGTAAGATCGGTGTGATTGCACCTATATACTCTCAAGCCAGAAAACTAATGGAGGATCTCTATGAGGCGATCAAAGACTCAGGCATTGTCGAGGCTACAAACTTTTCAAACCATGAGATTAAATTAAAGACTGGTAGTAAAATCTATTTTAGATCCTCAGAGAGAGAAGACGGACTTAGAGGTTATACTTTTGATTACTTATTTTTAGACGAAGCGGCGTATCAAACTGAAGATGCATGGAAGCGTGCGATCCAGCCGACCGCTCTAGTACATGGTAAGAAGGTAGTTCTATTTAGTACACCGCGTGGCCGTCAATCTTGGTTCTATGAGATGTTTCAAATGGGCCAAGACTCAAACTATCCAACACACGCTTCAGTTCGTATGGAACAGTACGACAATCCTTATATCAACCGAGAGGAAGTAGAGGCTGCGAAGCGTGCACTACCTGACGCAATCTTTAGAGCAGAATATTTAGGCGAATTTCTTGAAGGTGAATCACAAGTATTCCAAAACTTTAATGCTAACGCATTTGAAATGTATCCAAGACCTCAAGGTAAATGTTACATTGGAGTTGATCTTGCACAAACTGGTGACTACACTGTTGCAGTGGTTATGGATGCCACTGGTGCGGTCGTAGAGATTTACCGAGATAACCACAAAGAGTGGGACGATATGTCGACCAAGATCATCCAGTTAGCCCAGAGGTATAACGCTACACTCATGGTAGAAACAAATAGTATGGGTTCTGTAGTACTTGAAGGAATTCGTAAAAGATATCAAGATGCTCATGGATTTAACACTTCTAACCAATCTAAAAAAGACATAGTAGAATCTCTTATCTTAGGTTTCAATGATGGTTCAGTTAAGATACCCTCAGCGGAACTCTATCCAGAATTACACAGAGAACTCGAAGTATTTGAGATGTCCTATAATCCACAGACCAGATCTGTTAAGTATGCAGCGCGTCCACCCTTTCATGATGATATAGTAATTGCACTGTGTATCGCTAACTGGAACAGACTGCAGAATAAAACCTATGGGCAATATGTAGTCCAAGGGAAGAGATAATTCAACACACAATTAATTTATATTTAATAATATGGTGAAACTGACTATACAAGGTAAAGCATACGAAATGCCAAAGAGACTGTCTATAGAACAATGGAGAGCCTTACTGAAATTTGACTACCATTCTGTTGAGGATTGGCCTAAGATAATGGCACTCATCCTCGAAGAAGAAGTAGAAGTGTTTAAGAAGGCAACTGTTGAGTCACTAACACTTGCTATCTCGTTTGTCATAGCCCTAATGAATCAGAGAACCGAATCAAAGGTTAGAGACTTTAACACCATTTTATTTGGTGAGTTTGTTGACTTAGACATTTATGTAGTACAAGGTATCGAGAAACACATAGAGGATATGTTAGCAATCTTAAGTCCTGATCTTTATTGGTCAGATGAAGCACTATGGGTATTGGATCAGTATCAACAATTTAGAATACATACATATAGACAGTATAGTGGACTATTCGGTCTTAACGAACCTAGAGATGATGACGAAGACTTAGAGGAAATAGACACTAAGAAAATAGCCAAAGGATGGTATCGCGTGATCGTAGATCTAGCAGAGAATGATGTCCTAAGAATAGATGATATAACAGAACAACCTTTAAAAAAGATACTTAACTTCATGGCACTCAAGAAAGAGAAACAGATGGAGGAGAACTTTAAACAATTACAACAAAAGAGACAACATGACTTATCAAGAAATCGTAAATAGAATACAAACAATTGTCAACAACCACTATCAATTGGCTGACTTTGGTTATGGAGATCTTAGTGATCTTAAGACTCGTTTCGAGAATACTAGTGGTGACTCAGCGGTACAAGCAGATTATCCATACTTATTCTTGAATCCAGCAACACACACAAGAAACTTAACCACCATGACATACAACTTTAATATGTTGGTAATGGATATGGCAAGAGGTGAAGTGGCTGATCAACCCTATAATAATATACTCGCTATCCAATCACAGTGTCAACAAATGATTGATGATGTGATAGCAGATCTATATTATGGATTTACAGATCAACCAGAAGTTATGAGGACTAATATGTCTTACACTCCATTTAATGAGAGATTTCAGGATGATGTTGCAGGTATGACAGCTTCCTTAAGTATCGAAGTTCCAACTGGACTTAATCTCTGTGTTGCACCTATCGATAAGAGAGAACTACTAATAACTAGAAGAGCAAACGAAATACACACACTAGACTTTGATGGTTACCCTGATGGTCAAGATAACTTCTATAACTTTAAAGAGTACTCTTATGATGGTATAACTTGGGTTGACAGCAATAACTTTGATCCTCAATATGGATTAGGTTATCGTAGTTTTATGCCAGTGACTACTCAGAGATACAAGTTAGAGTTTGACATCGACACTAAATGGTTAGAACCAGAAGATGGTAGCGGCCAATTAAAATACGGTATTATGGTTACAAGAGTTGGTGTACCAACACCAGATGCGGAATGGTTAATTGATATACCTTGGGTTAGCGATGGAACTATAGTTAATCTATCACACTCATTTAATTTAGATTTAACAGCTGGAGAAGAATACTACTTTTATGTAGCTCAAGGATATGCAGCAATACCAACAGCAGATGTTATAGGTTATCAAGAGATACCATCTACTGTTAAAATATACGGAATACAATAATGACTGTAGACCAAATGATAGGACGACTAGATCAATTCGGACAACGTGCTACGGATCTGTCAGACATCTTAACACAAATAGGTAGTGAGATAACTACACAAATTAAAAACAACCTTAGAACAGGCCCAGATGCTACTAATGCGTTACGTAATTCTATATCATTTAGTGTAACTACTAACTCTCTTGCACTAGAGATGTTAAACTACGGTGTGTTTCAAAACTACGGTGTAGATGGAACTAAAGAATCACCAGCAAAGGGTGTAGAAAAAGGAGTATTCGGTCTACCCGCCGGTGTAAGATTCAAATTCAAATCAAAAACAATAGGTGGTTCACTACCATTTCCAGTAAGAAGATCAATCGCAGAGAGAGGTCTTAAACCCAAATCATTTTTTAGCATAGCCGAAATCAAAGACGAGGTTATACTAAGATTAGAAGAAGAACTAACACAAGCATTTTAATTATGGCAATTATAACAAACATTCAAATCACACAGACACCTCAAATTACATTCGATGAGGCATACGGTCCCCTTCCAGTTACAATAGAAGGTATACCATATGATGATACAACAGGGATAATCCAGGCTGAAAAGTATGTACTTCAAATTTGGAGAAACGGTCAAATGATCGCAGACCTTAGACAATCACCTAATGCCTCCGCGGCCGCTATCTTTGATATCCAAAACACAATACAGAACTTTGTGTCACCGTCACCTAATAATGTAGAGGAGATAGGTTTTATAGGAGTAGAGTTAATGAACTCTGCGAAAGAGAGTACACCATATGAATTAAGAGCTTCTTATGAACAGGGTGGTCAAGTACCAGCCTATCCAGGTACAACCGGTCAATGGGCAACCTCTAATACATTATTAGCATTCGGGGGAACTAAAGAGTATTACGAAGTACCCTTTAACGCTACAGCATACATTCCACAGTTAACTCAAACAGGTATTTGTACAGGTGTTCTCAAACCAGCAAAACCATTTACTGATTTAACCTCATATAGATTAGGTGGTGCGATTACAGATGGTAAACCAAGTTGGTTAACTTCTAACATAAGAGTCTATGATCACTATGTGACTAGAGACGATATGACTACTATTAGTTATTACCAAATGGTGAGTGGACCTAATCCACCAGCATTAGCGGCCTCTGTAGATGCCATTATGTATTGGCAATTTGATGCGAATGGTCAACCCATAAATTCAGGTGGTATACCTGATTTAGTTTATAATGTACAAGCAAATGGGGGTGGACCTAATACAACCCCAGGACAGGGTGCGGGGCCGATCTATCCATACCGTGCTGTTACTGCTGCTACTGGTCCTAGAAACTTCCAGGATCTCAGTGGACTCTGTACACACTATTATGTGTCTACTTCTGCTTATACTGATTCTGCATGTCCTACTCTAGTTTCCGGTTTAACTAATGAGTCAATGCACTATGTACACAGATTTAATATCATAGAAACAAATTGTTCTGATTTCCCGGATTACCAGTTCTCTTGGTTAAACTCATATGGATTTAGAGACTACTACTCTTTTAGAAAGAGACATGATAGATCTGTGAGTATTAATAGGAATGAATTCCTTCGCGAGGCCGCTAACTATAATAGTACTAATTACTCAGTAAATAGATTCGATAGAGGTCAAACAGTTTACTCACAAACACTCCAACAAGACTACGTCGCTTTCACTGATTATCTTTCAGATGAGGATGCTAAATACCTAGAAGGGCTATTTACTTCCGCTGATGTTAAAGTACGTTTTGGTGACGCTGCAGGGAATGCTAAATACGAATGGACACCTGTAGTTATTACAAGTACAAACTGGAAAGAGAAGACAATTAGAACTGATAGACTATTCCAATACGATATTCGTTTTAAACAAGCACACAATCTAAAATCACAAAGAGGTTAATATGATACAACTCAAAGTTTATAGTTCACCAGACATCACCGTATACAGTCCTGAGTCACAATGGGGTGACAGTACTAATCAATTATTTTTAGATCTATATGATACAGAGCCGATCAAGTTGACTCTATCAATTGAGGATCTAACAAACGCTGATGCAACTTCTACTTACTCTAAAACTTTCAAAGTTCCAGGAACCAGGAAGAATGCTGAGTTCTTCAAGAATTCATTTGATGTAGACGGGATTATGTATGATGTTACTATAAAGAAACCTGCTGAGATCCTAGTTGACGGTACTCAGTTTAAACAGGGTCATATCAGATTACAGAAAGTATACTTAAATATCAAAGAGGATCGTTATGATTACGAACTCCTTTTCTTAGGTGAGACCAGAGACTTCTCCAGTATTATTGGTGATAAAGGTCTTTGTGATTTAATTATGAATGATATTAATGGTGGTGATATAGCCGGCTCCTTTTTGAGTACTGATGATGTTATTCAATCTTGGCAAGCCTACCCAGAAAACACATCCCTAACTTCTGGTTTACATGATGGTAATATTATCTATCCACTTATTGATCATGGTAATAATTATGATGATACTGGTACTATTGAAGAATCTCGTGTTGCTATAGGTACCGGAAGTACTAACACGCCTAACTTTACTGAAGGTAGTGGTGGTAATAATAGTAACCCTAGAAAAACTATTGCACTAGAACGTATGAAACCTATGATCAGGGCTAAAAGGATCATAGATCAAATCTTTGAAGACGCTGGATACACCTATGATTCTGAATTTTTTGAGAGTACTCTATTCCATCAGATTTATATTAGTGCATTTGGTAATACAGCAACTGTAGAACTAACTACTGATGCTAGTGGTGGTAGCGAGAATACTGCGTATGGTGACAATCAAACCCTAACACAACATACATATGATAGATTACAATGGCAAAATAACTGGGTTGATCCAGGTAATAATTTATCAAATCCTCCTTCATCACCTTATGGTACTGTTTATAATGCTCCGGGAGCGGGTACGTATGATATCTCAGCACGTTGTTTTTATGTAGGTTCTGAAGAAAATAGTGATGGTTCGCGTTATTATATCAGAGCAACACTACAAATCTATAATTATAGTACTAGTACAGTTTTAGCACAATCTGTTTTAGCTGGTGGTACTTCTTCCGGTGCTACTCTATTTGCTAGCGGTACTGGTTTATCAATAGGCACTGGAGATAAAATAGGTATTCAAGTTATACCAGAAAACTCAACTTATCAAGATCTAGTTAACAATGTGGTATTTGAAGTTACTTCAGCACCAGGTCGTTACAGTGTTACTAGTGGTTTAGATTGTCAATATAAACAAATTGATTTTGTTAAAGATATTCTAACATCATTTCGTTTAGTACTTTCACCAGACGCTAATGACCCAAAGAATTTCATTATCGAACCTTGGCAAACCTATATCAATAGTGGTAATTTATATGATTGGTCTGATAAACTAGTAGAGAATAAAGATATTCAAATAGAACCAGTTTTCTTTAGTCAATCAGATGAAATAAATTTTAAATTCCAAGAAGGTGGTGATTACACTAACATTTATCACCAACAATCTTTTAAAGAAATATATGGTCAATTAGATTTTAAAAGTGGTAATGATTTACTAAAAGGAACTAGAGAAGTCAAACTACTTGGTATAGCGCCAACTGAATTAGTAAATATCCAAGGTGCTTCAGCTAATGACTTTGTACCTATTCCACAATTACACACACATTCTAGTGAGGATACGGGTTTACAACACCTACCAATTAAACCAAAAACCAGAATGTTATTCTATAATGGTCTACAACCATTTACTGTACCGGGTAACCCACACGATGGCTGGTATTTACAGAATGACCCTAATAAAAAAATCATATACCCTCTAGTTTCTCCGTATGAGAATTGGCCGATTACTACAACAAGTTTAAATCTTAATTTCTCTAATGATATTCAGTATTGGGGAACTAGAACTGGTTATAATGATACCGGAGTTACTCTATATGAAAACTACTGGTCTCGCTACATCGCTTCTCTCTATAATAAATATAGTAGAAGAGTAACAGCGAATTTTGTTTTAAATAACATCGATCTAAATGAGTTTACTTTTGATGATACTATATTTATTAATGGTACGTATTACAGACCTGAAAAGATTATAGATGTTCAAGTAGGAGCATACACAGAGGTGTTAGTACAATTGTTAACTGCGAATGATTATGTACCTACTTTAAATTTATTACAAGAATTAATAGTGAACTCAGTTACTACATTCCCAGCGGGTTGCTTTGGATCAACAGGTTATATTGTAGTAGATACTCAAGGTACACCTGGTTTCACATGGGCACTTTCAAACGGACAAACAGGAGCAGCACTACAGGGTGCGTCACCTGGTAATGCGCCATATGTATTTACAATACTTAATGTTGCACCAGGTACCTACACTTTAACTATTACAGATAGTTTAGGTAGAACTAAAGATCAACAAGTTACTATTGGTCAAACTATTACTAATCCCCCAACTGCTACTACACTTATCTCAACCCCAACTAATTGTACTTCCCCATGTAATGGTAGTGTTGCTGTTAACCCGACCGGAGGTAGTGGTGGACCTTACACTGTAACTTGGAGTGATGGAGTAGTTCAAACTTCAGCGCCATATTTAAGAACTGATATGTGTCCTGGTCAATATGATTTCTACGTAACAGATTCTTCTGGCTGTTCATCAGTTAGTTATTTAGTTCAACTAGAATGTGATTCAGAGTATCCAGTTTATACTTTTGCACGTCACCTTAATTCTTGTACACAATTATCAACTGATTTCAGATATGTTAGTTTACAAAATGAACCTGATTTAAACACTACATGGAAATTAGAAGATTTATTAGGTAACCCAGTTGAAGGTTGTTGGATTTATATAGGTACGACGGGTGCAAATCCGGATTCTGTATTAGTACA